GCAATGTGGGCCGGGAAGCTGAAGAGCTACAATCGGCAAGACTACATCGCGGCATTCGGAAAAGGTCATCGGGTTCTTGAGCCTCGCGGCATCCAAGCGGCAATGGGCTGGATTCAAGAGGCGATGGGCATCGGCGGCGAAATGGCCGATATCAACGAGTGGACCGGGAACGGCGACGGTCCATACTACGTGTGCGAGTTCTACTGCGTCGAAGACGCGCGCGTCAAGTTGACGCTCTATGACAACAACGTCGCGTACTTCGAGGATGAAACGCCACCTGAAGGGGCAAAGCCAAAAGATGGCGAAGAATACACGCGGATTGTTCCCAAACGGACCATCAGAAAGTATGTCGTAGACGCCTTAGAGGTTCTCGACGACACGGACTGGATCGGTTCCCTTATTCCACTGTTCCCGGTTCTCGGGCCTGAGGTCTACATCGACGGGAAACTTCATCGGCTCTCACTGATCGCCGGCGCAATCGACAGTCAGCGGGCTTTGAACTACGTAGCGACCACCGCGACGGAACTAGCGGGAGCGCTTCCGAAATCTCCGTGGATCGGGCCCAAAGGCTCGTTCGCTGACCCGCGCTGGCAGACCGCTAACAGCGAGATGTGGGCGTACCTCGAATACGACCCGGTGCTTGTCACGGATGAAACGACGGGGCACCAGTCGCAAGCGCCACCACCGCAACGCAACATGTGGGAAGCTCCGATTCAGTGGCTTCTCGCTCTCGGAGCGTATTTCTCGGATGCAATCAAGGCGGTGACGGCGATCTACGACGCCTCCCTGGGAGCCAATAAGGGCGATCAGAGCGGCAAGGCTATCGAGCAACTTCGCAGCGAGTCCAACGTCGGCAACTTCTCATATGCTGACAACCTGCATCGGTGTATCGAGGTCATCTACGATCAGATGTGCTGTATCGTCCCGCGCATCATGGACGGACCTCGAGCGGTGACCATCGTCAAGCCGGATTCACAGCATGAAGTGGTCCAGATCAATCAAATCTTCAGCGGTGACGAAAAGGACAAGAAGGCAAATAACATCTGCATCGGTGAATACTCGGTGCGTGTCACGGTCGGCCCGTCATGGGATACCCGGCAGAAAGAAGCCGTCGTAGCGCTCAATGATTTCTTCCAAGCGGCGCCCCAGACACTTGCCGCGCCTGGTGTGGCATCGGCCTACCTGCGATTGATCGGTGACGGTAACCCGCGTGTCGAGTCGATGGCTGATCTGCTCGCGCCGGAAGGCGAAGGCGATCCCGAGAACCCGCAACAGATGCAGGCGCAACTGATGCAGGCCCAGCAACAGAACCAAGCGTTGACGATGATCGTCCAGAAGATGCAACAGGCGATGCAGGCGCAGCTTCCCAAGATCGAGGCGGACAAGTGGAAGGCGGCGCTATCGGCACTCACCAGCATTCGGGTGGCGGAAATCAAAGCGGGTAGCGATCAGACGGCCGAAGAGGTTCGGGTACTGGAGCATCTTACCGGGATGGCGCACGATAGCGGGATGCAGGCCCAGCAGCACGCGCACGAAGCGAACCAGGCGCAGGCAGCGCAACAGGCGGCCGCGGAACAGCCGGAACCAGCGGGAGTACAATAAAACACATGGCTGAAACAGTAGAACAAGTTCAAGACTTCAATGCCGTTGAGTACTTGAAGCAGGCCAACGAAACGGAAGCCGCGGCGAAGGCCGGCAAGCCACTGCCCGAGCCCGTTAAGGCAGTCGAAACCAAAGAGCCCAAGCCAGCGGAAGGCAAGGCGGCCGAACCAACGGGCGACGGCAAGGACGATGATCAGCCGCGGCTACCTCGGAGCGCGCGCCGTGAGATGAACCGGCTTCGCGAGGAAGCAGCCGAACTTCGCGGGCGACTCAAGGCGATCGAGGAACTGGGACTCAGTCCCAAAAAAGAGCAAGAGGCCAAAAAGGAAGCGGACCCGGAGCCCGTTCGCACCGACTACTCATCAGAAGCGGATTACAATCGCGCGCTCGGGCGTTGGGATGCACGGCAGGAAGTGAAGAAGGTCGAAACGAACCGCGAGCAGACCGCGGAACAGCAGGTCCAGGCGAAAGCCTTCCAGGAACACTGCGCGGCGATGGACAAGAAAGCCGTAGAGGACATCAAGGCAATCAAGGATTGGGACGAAGTACAGAAAGCCGTGGCCGATGCCGACGAGGTCCTTGAATTCAAACCCGAAGAGCACCCAACACTCATGGGCCTGATCGCATCTTCGGACACGAAAGCCTACGTCCTGTATCATTTCGCGAAGGTTCCAGCGGATCTCCAAAAGATGCTGGACTTGACCTCAGACCCAGGCGCCCAGATCCGCCAATTCGCAAGACTTGAAGGACGTATAGAAAAGTTGTATAGTACCAATGACAGTACTAAGGCCGCGCAAGCCTCGGACGAGCCGAAAGGTGACGACTCCAAAGACCGCAAAGCTCCCGCAGAGGGAAACACATCCGAGCGTGATGCTCGGAAACCGAGGCCCACTTCAGAAGTGGCGGCTCGTGGTGGTTCCGCTGTGCCTGAGGAACCGGCGCCAGGTTCAAAAGCCTGGATGGAGCGGGAAAACCTGAAGTACTCGTCAAAAACGCCGTACTGAAGAGTCAATACAACTGAATCGGATCTCGCAAAATCCACATTAGGAGTGCGGGAACATGCCGATCAACAGCGTACCAGTACGCCAAGAAGTTACGGCGGAAGTTCTTCGCGTGCTGTTCAACAACTGCGCAGCGTTGCGGTCGGTTGGACGCCAGCACGAAAAGTACTTCCAACAGAAAGTCCCGATCGGGACAACTCTCCAGATTAAACGTCCGTGGCGGCCCACAGGTCGTGAAGGACAAGCCTTTCAGCCGGAAGCCATCGTGCAAACGACGGTTCCATTGACCATTTCCTATTGGCGCGGCGGTGATTTCATCTACAATGACACCGACGAAGCGCTTTTCTTGGACATGGAGAACTTCAAGTCATCGTATGCCCGTCCGATGGGCATCATGATCGCGAACCAGATCGACGCGGATCTGTTGGCCTTCATGCAGGTGACTACGCCGAACTTCGTCGGAACTCCGGGCACTCTGCCGGTGGGGACTTCAACGTACAACCAGGCGCAGACCTCACTGAACAAGCTTTTGGCTCCTCAGGACATGCGCAGCGTGATTTACACGTCGGACTACAACCAGAATTTGGTTGGAGCCGGCCAAACGCTGTTCAATCCCCAGAGGGACATCAGCGATCAGTATCTTGAGGGGTATGTCGGCAAGTACGCCGGCTTCTCGTTCAAGATCGACGAGCAGCTTCCCGCGTTCACGGTGGGAACCTATGCAGGTACTCCCCTGGTGAATGGCGCGAACCAAAGCGGCTCGAGCATCATCACTGATGGCTGGACCTCGGGGTCTACCACGCTGAACCCAGGAGACCACATCACCTATCAGAACGTCTACAAGGTGAATCCCTCGGGCTTGCACACGGCCTATACGGGTTCGCAGAACCTGTTCCAGCAGGTCGTGACCCAGACCGTCAGCGATTCAACCGGGGCGATGACGATCCAGGTCTATCCTCCGCTGATTCCTTCGGGCCAGTTCCAGAACGCCTCAGGCTCGCCCGCGGATAACGCTCCGATCACCGTTCAGGGTGCCAGCGCTTCAACCTGCCAGACGGCATTTGCTTTCCAAAAGGAAGCGTTCACGTCGGCATTCTTGAAGCTGCACACGCCGACGAACGTTGACGCGGTCGTGATGGGCGGCGAGGAATCAGGGACACCCGGGATTTACATCCGGGCCTTGAAGCAGTGGCAATCGAGCGGACCCTACGCCGGTTATGAAACCGAGCGTATGGACGTGATCTATGGATTCGCGGCACAGTACGCGGATTACATGGCCACCGTGATCTACGGATAAAGGAGATAACGACAATGGCCACAGCATTGACACAAACCACTCTCTCGGCGGCGATTACCCGCAACCAAACCACGATTCCCGTAGCTTCGGCGACGGGTATCTCGGCTCCGGTCAACAACTTCACCCAATACCTTTACGTGATCGATCCCGACACGACCAAGGGCGAATTGATGGGTGTTGTCTCGGTCAGCGGAACACAGATCACCGTGTCTCGCCTCGACCAATTCAAAACCGCGCATGCAACGGGTTCGCTGGTTCTGATCGGGACCACGAATCAATCCATCGCGCAGTCATTCCAGGAGTTCGATCCGAGCGGCGCAGTCGCGGCCGCGGCGGTTCAGGTTACTCCCTGGGTGAACGCAGTCAACGGTAACCAGTGGGTCCGTGGGCTCACTGGAATCTGGGTGCCTGGGTGGAATAATCCTAGCTCCATATCGGCGGTTGGTGCTGAAGTCGCTTCGGCGGCTGGTGCCATTGTCCCGAGCAGCCGGCTGTTCCATGTCACCGGA